AGGTAAGTGGTTAGACTTAACGATGGTAATACCAGCTACGCGCAATACTTTACCGTCTGCGTATGCACCAGCACCACCCCAATCTTTGTTCAAGACAGTGGTGTCTTGTGCAAGCTTGTAGTAGATAGCAGGAGATACAACGGCATAGCGTTCATCTTCTGGAATGTCATCACCGTCCATAGACTCAGCAGCATCGAACAAAGCAGCTACGATGTTTGCAGAGGTAGTGAAGTTTGCTTTAGTGATTACAGTACCACCGTTAGTACCAGTAATAGTTGCAGCACTACGGGCAGCTTGTACAACTACGCGCAAGATGTTCTTGTCGTATGTGTTAGCCAATACGTTACCTAACTCTTTGGTGTAGGTTGAACGCACGTCATAGTGGTTCTTAGCTTCATCAATGTTTGCAATGAAAGCAGGGGCAATTAACAAATCGTCAACAGCAATAATCTTCTCTGCTGCTTTGATTGAACCACCTAAGATTTCTTCACCAACAGAGTGGTAAGAAGCAGTCGCAGTACCCATAACTGGGAATGATGCTGACTTGCCATTAGTGATTGTACGAACAGAATGCATTGCTGCCATTACGTTCTTTTCTTCAAACTGTGTGATTACTTCGCCAGCGAATAGCTTTAAAAATAATGCATCAGTTGCGCCTGCGCCATTGACTTGGCCTAGACGTGATACAGTTGCGTTACTCATTTTAATAGTCCTTAGAGAGGGATTGAAGTTTCAAGTTTTTGTTCTCTTGAGGCTTCGGCCTTTCCGTGACTTCCACAGTGTTGTCCTCCGCAGAGGCAATGTATTTGTCAGTGGTTTAGCTGTGAGCTTATAGAGGGGTGCTTAGATAACGCTGGAACGCGCTAACTTAGCTTCGACTGTCTTACGGAATGCAGGGTCAGTCTTGTATTTAGGGTCACGCATTGCTGCGGTTACCTGTGCAACGCTCTCAAACTTTGAGCCTGCATTTGCAGTAGTGTCACCAGATAGTAACGCAGGGTTACTTCCAGTGTCTGCTTGGTATTGAGCGTTAAGGCCGCGAACAGCCAGTTGTATTTGGTTAGGGTCTGAAGAGTTCATCACAGTGTTGTAGGCTTCAATCTCACCATTGTTAAGATTGTTACTAGCCCAAGACATCATTGTGCCATAGCTCTCTTCACCACCCACGCTGCTGAACATGTCAGTGCGTATCTTTGTGGCTAATGCTTCTTGCCCTGCAATGTAAGCATCGACTACATCACGGGGAATGCCTGACTTTTCGATGGACGCATAGGTATCATCGGACAGACTTCCATCAGCACCGTACTCTGTTTGCAGAGCATCGAAGTCTAAGCCAGCATTAGTAGCGGCTTCTTTAGCTTCATCATTGGTGGGGATTTCAGTAGGGGTTTCGTCACCTTCAGCTTTGTTGATAGCCTGCTCGGTGTCTTTACCGCCTGACATTTTCTTTTCAAGTGCAGCATAAGACTTAGCCATATCTTCTGGAGTCTTAAACTTTTCTGGTAACCACTCAGGCCGTTCATCCGTTGTGGACTCTTGGTTGTCTGGGGTCTGGGGGGAATCACCGTCAGCTTTAGCTACCATCGCATCAATGTGCGCTTGGTCATCTTCACCTTCACCTTGGATGATATTTACAGAATCTACCATTATGTTTATTCAGTTCCTTGTGGGGGTTGTTGCATCTGCTCTTTCATAGCGTCAAAGGCTTGAGGTGCTAACTGTTGTCCAGTTTGCATAGCCATTGCTTGCTGTTCTTCTTGTTGCATCTGTTCATCAGATTTAATCAAGCCATCCATATCCATACCCAATGAAGTACCGACACGTTGGATATAGTCACCCACGTTCATGTACTTCTGAATTGCTTCTGGGCCTAAAGGTTGTAGGTGGTCGAGCATTGCAGATAATTTGTTTAAGTCATGGCCTCGGCCTAAAGCCTCAAGACCAGTAACGATTGTTGGAGACACCACGCCTTTGGGCAATTGCGGAACTTTCTTCTGCTTTTGCATCTGTAGTAATAGGCGGTTTACAAGTGGTAATTGAAATTCCTGGCTCAAGATAGAATAGATACCACCGAGGGCATCTTCTAGCTCTGAAGCCATGTATCGAATCTCTTCAGCAGTCACACGTTCAGCATTACGCTGTACGCTTGAGTTCATCAGGAATGCATATGACAACCTCTCTTTAATTTCTTGAGAAGATTGAAATGCTATCTGCATGTCACCAGACTTCTGCACTTGAAGTGTGCTTACATCGGCTGCATCACCCTCGCGTATAGCACCATTCGGAGCTTCAGAAAGAACACGCGCACGGGTTGTGCCATTGGGACGCACTAAGAATAAAACCTTAGCCGAGGCAGCAGCAGCTTCAACGATAGCCTGAGTAAGAGTCTCAAGAGAATTCAAGTCACCTTGGTATTCTTCCACGTATCCGCGTCCGTATGACTCACCGTCAATGCGGCTTAGTCGTAGGGGGATGTATGGAGACTTGTCCAAGGGGAAAGTACCAGTGGCTTCAGGTACAGGAATGCCTGCAACCTCTTGTGACACATGCCACTTGCCATCTCTTCTTACTACTTGGGTGTATAGCTTTACTGGTTCATCTTCATTGACAGAACTTTCTGAAGTCGGCTCTTCTAACAGAGCGCGTATTTCTTCAGGTAAGGCACTAGGTGCTATTTCTTCTTGAGTGATGATTTCTAAAGCGTTACCCATTGGGTCACGTTTAATAATGTACCTGTCTAAATGGAAGACACGCATACCACCTTTATCAGGCTGGTAAAGAAGCACATTGCCTGCGACTAATAAATGTTTAAGGGCTTCAAACGCGGCAATACGAGTTGAAGAAGATTCAATCTCAGACATTACAGCACGTTCAATTGATGAGAGAGCGTCTTCAACTTCTGCTCTTGCACCTTCCTCTTGGGCTAACTCTTGTAACTTAAAGTCGTCCACAGTTAAGCGGAAGAACGGGGAGTTGGGAGGCAGCAAAGCCAGCAGCATTTTAGAAGATAGGTTATTAATACCACGCGCACCAATTCCTTGGTAAGGGGTGTATAACTTTGAATGTGCTGAGTGACCGTCAGGAGGAAGTAGAGAAGGGATTGTTAGCTTTGCAGCATCCCTTGCTCTATCAAGGAAAGGTTGACGCGCTGTCTCGGAACGCTCGTAGCGTTGACGAATAGCTGTCATATGTATTTACTTCTTTGGAATGTTAATACCAGTAGCAGAAGTGCCACCTACTTGGGATTCAATCCGCAAGCCTGATGTGCCTTTCTTCTTCTTGTTGGTCTGTGTGCGCTTATTGTCCACGTCACCGTTCTCACCAATACGGGGAGCCGCTGGTGCTAGGTCTGCTGGTGGTGGTGGTGGGGGATTAGGTTTAGGGGATGAGCCGCCAAAGCACATATTTAATTCTCCGAGTCTGGGTTTAGTTGGTCATTATTAACCAATTCTAAAAAGTTTATTACTCTGTAAATACCTTTCCATTCCTGAGTCATTTCAGGACTGAAGGTTAGTATCTCAGGGTTAAGGGGGAATAACTTTTTAAGTGCCTCTACAACCTCAGTTGATACAGGAGGCCATTTGTCAATATCCATTGATAGTCCTTATAGTGCAACAGTTGGTCAGCTTTCGTATTTGTCAAACGCTTCTATCCACATTTTACATTCTGGACTTCTCACTACATCATCAAGAGTAAACTCAACGACAGGTACTGGAAGGTCATAACGATCTGCCATTTTAATTAATACAGACAGGCCAGAAGTATGCTTAACATCAGACTGCTTAATGTCACCATTGATAACGACACGGCAGTTCTCACCAACACGGGTAACGAACATTTTAATTTCGTCAGGTGTGGTGTTCTGTGCCTCGTCTAAGATAACGAAAGCGTCATTAAATGAAGAGCCACGCATGGTTTCAAAAGGTATAACAATGATTGCACCATTCTTAACACCTGTATCATAAGCACCACCTAGTGACTTTCTTAGTACATCAACAACAGGGGCAGTCCAAGGAGCCATCTTCTCTTCAAGCGTACCTTTGAAAGCACCTAATGAACGAGAGGATGGGATGTTAGGACGGGTTAATATAATCTTATTAATCCTCCCCTTGGCATACATCTCAGCAGCAATGGTTGCAGCTATGTACGTCTTGCCCGTGCCAGCACATCCCAAGCTAATGGTCTGTGTGTAGTTGTGTATGCAGTCAATGTAGACATTCTGCTTATGGTTTTTAGGTTGTAAAGCTGGTCGCCTTACTGCCTCTTCCATAAACTTATCTTTGATTTCACGCTTTGGTTTTTGCTTACGTTGTTGACGTGCCATTTTTACCAGCCCCATGATTCTCCTGACATTCCATCAGCAGAGTAATCTGTAACACGACCCTCAAAGAAATTCTTAAAGGAGTCACCATTTAATACCCAATCTAACCACGGCAGTGGATTTGCAGAGATGTCCCAGTTAGGTTTTAACCCTAAGTTAACTAAACGTCTATCTGCGATATACCGTATATATTCTTTAACTTCGCTTTGAGTGATACCTTCCATAGCACCAAGTTCAAACGCCAAATCAATAACTTTATCTTCAAGCGTAACCGCAGTCCGATACATATCGTAGATAGACTGTTTAAATTCATCATTAACAACCTCTGGGTTTTCAGTAATGTACTGGCGAAACAACGCAGTCATACCATCGACATGCATTGTCTCGTCACGTATTGACCATTCAACGATTTCACACATCCCCTTTAGCTTTCCAAATCGTTGGAAGTTAAGAAGCATTACGAAAGCACTGAACAGACTCATGCCCTCATTGCAGACAGTCTGAGCAATAGCCTTGGCTAGGCCTTGCTTAGTGTCTGGGTCAAATGTTTGCATAAACTCAATCTTGTCAGCCATCGCTTCATATTCTAGAAACGCTGTGTACTCTGACTCTGGAAACCCTAGGGTGTCATTGAGCAATGCATAGCTACGCATGTGGATAGTCTCTCGCTGTGCGAATGACAGCATCATCATTCTAGCCTCGTTGTTTTTGATACGAGGTAAGAACACATCAACATAACTACCCCCGACTATCACATCAGACTGAGTGAATAGACGGAGGATTTGGGTGATAAAGTTTTTCTCACTGGAGGAAATCTTTCCAGACTTCCACTGCGCTACATCTTCATTTAAGTCACACTCCCACTCACCCCACGCTAGCTTGTCATGCTCAATTGCTTGGTTGACAAAGCTAGGGTTGGCGAAAGGTTTGTATGCTGGTGATTGGTCTAGCAAGCTCATGTCATGTTCCGTGTTCTAAAGAATCCTTCATGCTTTGGAGACTCAGCCATAAACTTTTTAGCGTAGTAAGGACTCCAACCATCACAAATTTTATACTCTCCTCCAGAGTCCAATAATGTATCCCACCTTAAAAGGTGAAATATAGCCCTAGCACTCCACCGATTACGGATTGCTAAAGCTTTCATTGCATACTTTCTAAACCCTTCATAAATTTCAGGATGCTCGTTATGAAACACCAAGAAGGTTTCATCGTTATATACTCTCATTCTTTTATCCTTGACAGCTAAGACACTCATCTCCAAACTCATAGTCTTTAAGAGCTACGCGAGTTGGCTTAAAACTAACAGTGTCAGCTTTAGCACCTGCGGATGTTCGCAAGTAATAGAGTCCCTTTAATTTTTTGTTGAAGGCACGTAGATGTACCTCGTTGACATAAGCCTTATCAGTCCCTGCAGGGAAGAATAGGTTTACGCTTTGGCCTTGACAGATAAATGGTTGACGCTCTGCTGCGTGGTCCACTACCCATCGTTGGTCTAGCTCGAAAGCTGTCTTGTATATTTCTTTATCCCA